CGGACGCGAAGGCGGACGCAGCGCCCGCCGGAATGGAGCAGGATATCCCCTCCGGAGGGGCGGAATCCCCATGCTTCAGGCGCCCTGAAGGCGCCAGAGCATGGGGACCTGCGCGCTTCACACCTGTGAAGCACTTCGGAGCCCGCGAGCGATTACAGATCATCGGCTTCGATTTGCCCTAATTCACCTAGGGATTTTTCTTCCGGAGTTGGTTCAACATCATAAGGCGCTTGTTCCTCGGTGAGCTCTTTTTCTTCCGGCATTGAATCCAGAACCTTTTTATGATGTGATCGGGATTTCTGTTCTGCTTCAAGGATTGCTTTTGCTTTCGGGACTAATTCTTCGATACGTTTTTTAAACATTTCAATATCGGCGGGTGTTAAAACAAATTTCTGGCCTGCCTGGTTGAGATAAACCAGGTCTCCATTTTCCCGTTTGCACCAGTCAAGCGGCTCTACGCCGGTAAGATTGGCGATTAATTTGCGATCGGATTCAGATTTTTGTTTTTCCATGGGTGTCCTTTCGGCCCCCCTTTAATCCCCCCAATTTCTTCGAAATTGGGGGGAAAAGGAGAATTTTTATTATGAGCGGTTCCCGCCAACACCGAAACCGGCATCTTCAATCGCCACGCCGGTGCTGTAAGCCGCGGCTGTGGCGACCAAAGCCTGAATAAGCTGCCAAGTGCTGATCTCGTCAGCAAAAAAAGCAGCTACCGCGCTTAAAGCTGCGATTATCGCAGCCCAAAACTTGCGAGATTTGAGTAAATATTGAAATTTTGTGAGTATCATTTTTATCCTTTCGTTTGTCTGATTTGAATCCCTAAAATCGGCGTTTAATTTGCCCTGAGAAAAGAGATTTCAGGGGGGTCTGTATGATTTATCCTTTTTTGCTTTTTATGAGCCTGTTTCCTCTGCGATTTTTATTCCTTTCCTTTAAGGGAAAAAAATATTTGGTTCTCTTCCCACCTATACCCTTCGTGCAAGCGGCTGGAAGCCGCTGCTCTTCGGGTACCTATGGCCCCCGCTCATGCGGGGGCCTTCGGTAAGGAGGAGAGAAGGGGAGGGGCAGACCTCCCAACCAATAGCTAAACCCTGAGGGTGTAATTTGCCCTGGCACCAAAGAAGGTGAAGACTGTGGTGGCAGCTGCGTCAACGACCAGCTTTAGGAAATAGGCTTCTCCGTCGTCGATCCATGCAGGAGCGGAAAGAGATACTGTCATGCAATGATCATCATCTACAGCTAATCTTTCGGCTGCTGTGTCGTGACCTGCGTCACAAGTTGTGGTGACTGCCGCGCCTGTGACGGCTGTATCATCCACGTTGAGCGTCATTTTTTCGAGCTCAACGGTAGCGAAGTCGTCCGCTGCTGCTGTGCCGATGGCATAGAAAACATCAATGCTTTTCAATTTCGCGCCTTTTAGGGCGATATTGTTGGAGGGGATCAGGATCGGTATTAAAGTCGTAAAAGCTGCATCCGCGGCAGTCCTGACAGATTTCATGATGTTGGAAGCTTCGGAGATAGTCCAGGTCCCTGCGCTGTGTTCAAAAAGCGAGGGAGCGATAAACTGGCTCATATTAGTATCGTGTACATAACCCATTTTGTTTTACTCCTTCCGCCAGGCATTCATGCTTGGCCTACTTTGCCCAGGCATGAATGCCTGGGCTACAAATTTTTATTTAGGCTATCCGGCTACATTGCTCTTGTGCAGAGGTCTAAAATCGTTGACCCAGCACGCGAGGAAGTGGCGCACCTTTAGGCGGTGTTCGTCGTTCATGAAGACCGCGGGGCTGAGGCTGTCGCCGGCAATAAAGATTTCGGGTATGATGCCGAAACGCTCACCGACAAAGATCGAGGGAGCAATTAGCGGATCGCAAACAGCCGCCCAATCGGTGGCATCGGACCATTCCGGAACTGTAACCACATCACCAGGCTGCCCTCTCTGCATGTTTTCGCTGTAGATATTGGCAGCGTTTTCGAGGGAGGGATAAAGAACCTTCATGGCGGTGAGCTGCAGGGCGCGGGGAACGACGCAGAAGCGCGGATTGATGGCCATTTTTGGGCCTGTTCCGTATACGCCGGCAGCATTTTTAATAAGCATGGGTTGATCGTAAACCGCTTTTGAGACTACATCCCATTCAGCAGCTGCCAAGGCAGTTGTGAGCAGGTTCTTATGCCCGCCGGCAGAGGTTACTGCTGTGGAGTTGAAGAGGGCGCCCGTGTCGGCCATGGTGGGACCTACAGCGGCATTGGCGGTGAAGATGGCCGCTACCAGTGCGGAGATTTTGCGTAAGCCGGCAGCTGCCAGTTCGCGGGGATAAGCCGCAAGTTTGCGGGATTCATCGCGGTCGATCAGTTCGAGCGTGAGCGGAATGTACCCGCCATATTTGACGAAGTCCGCAGTTTCAGGGCTGTCACCAATGACCAGCTCGGTGTATTCCGCGCCTTCGGCAACCGTTGGGAGAGTTCCAACCGTGCCGACCAAAGTACCGGTGATGGATTGCAAGGATCCAAAATGCTCTACACGACTGATCCGCGTCCACCAGTCATAACCCGCTTTTCCGAGCTGCTCCCAAGTGTTGACCACGATCTTGTTCAGGGCGTTCTTCACCAAGCCGGTGAAGTCGGCGGTTGTGGCGAATTGGGCGCGGTCGGTGTTGAAACCACCGTGCAGGTCATAGTCGCCGGTGAGCATCAGGTAAAGCTCACGCACACCGGAAAGCTTTTCAGCTTTGAGGGATTTCAAAGCTTCATCGCGGGGCGCACCCAGAAGGTCGTCCGTTGCAGCTTGAAGCTTGTCGCGGGAATCGAAAACGCTGTGGATCCTTGGACCCGCTACCGCTGACGCGCCGGTCAGTTCACTGATCATGGCGCGGGTGTCTTCGATGGCTGCTGTCAGTTCTTCGGCTTCGAATAACCTGCCGGCGAATTGCTTGCGCAGGCGTTCACCTGCAGGGGCCGGCAATTTCGACGCTTGAATAGCTGAATCCAGAAATTGATCACACATTTGCAGGCGCAAAGCTCGGGCCTTATCGGCTTCGCTTTCGAGCTCTGACATGTGCCCCTGGATTGATTTGAGCGCGTCAACCGCTTTCTTGTCGGTTTCGATGCGCTGCTGCACCCTTTCAATGGTTGGAAGGGGTCTCTGAAAAGCGTCAGAGCTGCTTCGCTGGTCCTGAGTTACACCAGGAATTTCTAATTCTTCATTTTTGGGCATAATTTCCTCTTTCTTTTGATTACTATCTGTATGCTTCGCAAATTTTTGGTAGATCTCTCTGATAAATTCCCCGCCACGGGCGGGGTTGACCACCAGGTCAACACTGAAAACCCGGGTGATCTGCTGCACTTCTCTGCCTTTGGCTGTGAACATGATATCGGCTGAAAAGCCGACATTGGGCTTAACTGTTTCTTCGGCAAGAAATTGCTTGCCCATTTCGGTTAAAACGACCGCGGCCGGCCCAAAGGGTTTTAAGTGCAGCTTGATACCCTGGGCGGTTTCGTCCCAAGTGGGGGAATGGCACACGCCGGCGAGGTCGTGAACCGATGAACCGAACCAGTGATGATCAATGAATGTATGAACACCGTCCCACAAGGAAACTGAAGACTTCAAGGCATCAGTTGTGAACTTCCAACCGTTGCCCTCACCCGCAGTGATGGCCAGGATTTCAAACTCTCCCTTGTCATTTACCGAGGTGGATTCAAGATTAATTCGCTGTTGAGTATCGTTCATAGAACATCCTTCCTAAAATATTATACGACCACAATGCGGACACTGAATGTGGATAATGCCCTCACCTGTGGGGGTAGGAAGATCTGTGATACCGCCACCTGTGGCGGGTATGGTTGTGGGGTCTAATTTGAAGATATTGATAAACTGCTGTTTTGTTCCGTTGAACCTGACCTTTCCGGCTTTGTATTCCCATAAAAGCCACTTTGGGGGAGATGTCATTTCGGCCCATGAGTTGGGAAGTTCGGGGTTTTCAAGGTTGTAATAATCAACGATGAACATATCGATGTGAGCGGGGATGTTGTTGAGAAGTCCGCTTGGGTCTTTGTGGTTTTCCCACATCCGGCCGGCATCCATGGCGGGACTGATCACATGAACAAGGGGCTTGTGTCCTCTGGACCTCCAGAGGCCGCCAAAGTTCATGATCTTGGCAAGGTCTTCATTGCCAATGATTATTTTTAGATTGGCTTTGCACCAGGCTAAACC